TTTCCTGCTGTTGTTTCCAGCCCATGACCTCGCCACGGACGTTGTTTAGTTCGTTCTGCAACTGCCATACGAGCGGATCAACCGTGGTCTGCGGCTGCTGACCAGCCTGACCTGTTGCGTTGAGGTTGATGCCGTACTGCGCGGCAAGATTGACGAGATACTGATAACGCTGGTCGGGCGGTGCGTTGCGTAGCGTGTAATCGGCCTGTGCCAACGCTGCGACCGCCTGTTCGGGCTTGAGGCCAAGCCCCTGAATGGTCGGCAAGTACGGCTCAAGTGCCTGATTCATCGCATCGGCAAACTGCGCCTTGGAAAGGAGCGGCTCTACGCCCTTTCGCATCTGTTCTTCGCGCTGCCATGCGTATTCCCGCATCTTGGGGTCAGCCGTCATCCATACATCGTGGTAATCCTTCTTCCACGACGCGGGCGGCTTGCTCCAAACGGGTTCTTCGGCGGGTTCTGATTGAGTCGCCGGTGGCTCAACTTGAGTCGCCCGTGACGCAAAGCGGCCCTTATCGTCACGGCCTGACGGGGCTACATCGTCGCCGCGTTCTGCGGCCTCAAATTGCTGCGCCAACAGTTCCTTGCGGTCTGCGGCCTCAACTTCCGGGGTTTCCGGTGTGGTTTCGGTCTGATCCATAAAAGTCACCTGTTCCTGTGGGGATTGTGAGTGAACCGTAGGTCATCGCGCAGACGAGCCATGATCTTTGTGGCCTCGGCGTGAGTCATATTCGCTAACTGGTGCCGCAGCACCTCTAACCGCTCGTTTTTCTTGCCCTGTTTTGGGCCGTGCTTCAACGGGTCTTCATTGCCGACCTCAATGCAGTTGTTCGCTTTGAGGTGGCGACGGTGTTGTTCGCGGGACGTAATCATCCGACCATCAATCATGGACTTATACGGCTTAAATTCGGGGAATAGGTAGTGATAGCGCCCCTTGTCATCGCGCTTGCGCTCTACCATCTCGCCATCAACGTAAACCCATGTCCGTTTCATAGCAGTAACAATACGTCCTCGTCGTCCATTTCGCGATGTTCGCGGTAAATCGCTTCCACTCGCTCCAAATCGGTCAATAATCGGTTCCAATCTATCGTCGGGTCAGCAGTTTTGCGTGTTTTGGCCTCTATGTAGGGCTTAACAAGTGCCGCTGCAACCGCTGGTCTGCCTTCTACTAACTCCTCGTATACCTCTATCAGTTCCCTCTTGCGTCTTTCCCGCGCTTCTTGCTCGTCTTTCCACTTTTTAGTGCGCTTTTTGTCGCCTTCGTGCGAGTCCGTACCGACGATGATGACGGGGGTGACACTAGGTGTGACGGTTCCGACGCTTGCCGTCGCTTCCACGCCGGTAAGCCCGAGGGATGGCGTAGATTGGACTTGGCCCAATGCGCCACTCGCGCCCAAGCCTGATAAAGCGACTGTAATTTCATCGGCTTCGTCTCCAACTTGTCCGGTAGCGGTGACACCCGTAAGGCCCGCCGTAACGCTTGCTCCGACGTTACCCGTTGCTCCCGACGCACTTTCGCCGCTGATGGCGCGGGTCGTTTGCGCGGTCGCCGTGCCGGTTTCACCCGTAGCGGCTTCTCCGACGAGGGCATCGGATCGGGATACGCCAAGGCTACCAACGCCGCCAGTTCCGACGTTGCTGGTGACCGGGAGACTGTCCCATTCGGCATCATCCCAAGTACCTGTGTCCCACGGGCCTTTCGCCACGGTTCATCACGCGATACGGAGGAGGGCGGTGCTGGCATCGTTCGTCGGCATCGTCAGAATGAAGTTGCCGCTCGTCACGGTCTGACTGCCAAACGTATACACGGCAACGGCCTTATCTCCCTGCGTGCTGTTGTAAATGAGGACGGCATCAAAGGCGGTGGTCAGCGTGACGTTGGAGTACGTCAGCGAGGCCGAGGGTGTCCAATACGCCGTCGTGCCGCTAGAGGTCGGCGAGGTGGCGTTCGTGACGGTGATCCCGCCCGCCGTATACCCTGCGCCGCTCACTTCGTCCGTGACGCTATAAACCGTTGTACCCGCACCGAGCGATCCCGTTGCAAGAAATAACGCAGCCTTAAACGTATCCTTTGCCGTCGTGGCACGGGTCGGCGGGGTGCCGATGGCGTGAACGCCGCCAAGGATTTCCACCTTGAACGATGTTGCCATTGCCTGTGTGTTAGCCATTAGAACTTCTCCAATTCTGGGAATAGCGCGGGAACTTGCTTCAGGTGGACATGAACCGACCTGTGGACAAGTTCATTCTCAAACCAGTATTCCACCCACTTTGTAAATTCGTGGTCGTTCTCAATCGCGCCTTCCTTTTTCACAAGGTCGGCCTCGTCCATCTCGCCACGGGTTGTCTGTACGGTCGCCATTACTGCGGCCTCATCTGCGGTGCCATCTCTACGGTCTGCTGCACCGTCTCTACGCCGACCGCACGCCCATCGGGGCCACGGACAATGCGTTTCGGGCCGGTCAGCGAGGCAAGCGCGGTACGGATGCCCGACATACCTTCGGTCTGCGCGGAGGCCATGTTCTCGTAGAGGGCGGCGAGGCGATCCATTGCGGCCTTGACCTCTGCGCCCATGTCCTGCACCACGCGCTCGGTAACCTGTTGCTGCGCCTCCAACATCGGGATGTCTAGGCCCGGATTCGCTTGGATACGCGCCACCATCACCTTCGTGGCAGCGTCCAATTCGGCCTTGAACCGCTCCATCTGCTCTTTCTGCTGGAGTTCCTGCGCCTTAAGTTGGGCCTCAAACTGCTGCTTCTGTTGCTCCAACGCAACTTCTTGCTGCATCTTGGCCTGTTCCAACTGCATTTGCGCTTGCGTCTTGGCAGCGTCGGCTTGCATCGTCATCTGCGTCTTCTGCATCTCGGCTTGCGCCTGTGCTTGCATTGCCTCGGCCTCTGGGTTGCCCTTCGGCTGTGCGGCAGACTGTTTCATTTGCTCCAACGCCTGATCCAATGCGCCCTCAAGCGGGCGGGCAGTCTTGAACGCCTGTACGCCAAACTTGAGGAGGTCAACCATGACCGGCACCATCTCGGGGGCGTTCTGCCCCACGGGTAGGGCTTGCTGCAAGAAGCCACCGAACGCCTGAATAAACTCCAGCCGGTCGCGCTTGTTCTGCATCTCATCAATCTGCACAAGGCTGTCGGCAGCGATGTCAATGCGGAAGTTACGCAGCGGCTTGTTCTGCAACAACTCAAGGGCTTGCGGGATCAACTGCTGATCCTGTTCGCTCATCTGGTTGGCAGCGGCGTACTCCAAAATGGTCTTGGGCTGGTACTTGAGGCACATGATCTGCGCCTTGAGCCGAATGACCTCTGTGGCGAATAGCGCCACATCCTCTTGCATGGAGCGGAGGCGTAGCCCTGCGTACTGGCCCTTAATCTGCTGCGCTGTCGCCGTCTCACTTGCAGCCGACTGACCACGGATGATGTCGGCGATGCCCGTGATTTCGTATATCTGGCCCTTGATGTCAGCGCGGGCTTGATAGCATTGCAGCAAGGCTTGGGCGAGGGTGTCTAGCGGGAGCAAGTCAATGCTGCCCTTGAGTCCACCCTTCTCGCTAAAGGCTTGCCACTTGTCTACCGGGATTAGGGCGTTGTTGTCGCCCTCGGTCATCAGCCGCTGAAGGGCGGGCTGCGATGCGTCATACACGCCACGCACACGCAACGCCTTGACCAAGCCATCAATGCGGTCGGAGAGGATGTCCAACTCCATCGCCTGATCTTGATACAACACGAAATCGGGGACGGGTACGAGGTTGTCCGAGGTCGTGGTCGCATACAACGGTTTTGGGCAGGGGAAGAATCCCTCAAGGCCGAGCGGGTCATCGCGTACATCAATGACCTGTGGCATACCCTTGACGAACCAGTAGACCTTCAGCGTCTCCTTGTCCCAAAGTTCACAAATCTTCGCAAGGTTCTGCTGACGCTTGCTGTCGCGGTAGGCGTTTAACTGATCTGGCCCTTGATCCATCGGGATACGACGGGCCATCTCATCGCCAAAGCGTTCGGCGAGGGCTTCGCGGGTCATGTATACCCAGCGCCATACCTGTCCGACTTCTTCCCACGTTCGGGCTTGTGAGTGTCCAAAGTCCTTCCAATGGACGTAATCCACCGGGGCGCACTCGTAGTCAATTTCCTCTAGGTCGGGTGGCGCACCCTCACCGCGCTCAATGTCCTCGGTGACCTGTACGCCATCGTCCTCAATGCCAATCGGGCTAACGTGCGGCTCATAACGCACCCATGCCACACCGCGACCGCCGAGGAACCGATCCTCTACGCAGTATTTCATCGTGGCGCGGAAGTCGGGGTAATGCTCAATCTCAAA